AATCGAGTAAGTAAAATCAATATCAACATTTTTATCTAAATCTAGTGCAACACCCTCTAAATATATTTGCGTTCTCTGGTTAGCCATTATTTTGTAATCTTAATATTATCGTAACTATATTCTAATTCAATAGTTAATCCTTGTATTCCATCTACCTTTGTCTGTTTTACCTCATAGTTTGTGGCTTTTATAGTAGCTGGTACATAGTATGTTACCCCATTAATAACTTGTTCTACATAAATAGAGTGTGCTTTTACTAATTCCCACATCCAAATATGCTCTGCATCAGTTAGTAAATCACTATTTAGGATTACTCCCTCTGTATAATTACTAAAATAATTCTGGTTTGCTAGATTAAATACACGATTTGTATGTTGCGAGTAGCCAGTATTTGTGAATGTATAAGGATTACTTTGAATACTCTTTCTTTCAATATCATATTTGGTCTTTTTAACCATATTAAAAGTGTAGCTATCGAAACCACCAAGAGAGTTTTGCCAATAAACATTTGTTCTTTGGTATTTAGTGCAGTACTCTTCCTTGTCAAATCTAAATGTTTCACTAACTATTGTGCCAGAAGCGTTGATTAGGCATATATCATAAGATGTTACATTTGGATTTATTACATAACCACCAATAGTTGTCCAAGTCACAGTACTTAATCCAGACCATAAACTACTTACGTTGTTCCAAGTAGTCAATTCATAACCAATATTTGTAGTATTTAAAGCTATGATTCCTCCTAATGCAGTTAGATCTGTAACCGCTTTCTCAAATACCTCTGTTGGTGCAGTAGCACCACTTTCATAAGTACGAAGCCTCATTGCGGTAGCTGGACTAGAGCCATCTAAATAGCTTAAGAAATTAGTTCTGGCAAAGTCGGTCTTTAATACTCGTGGCGAATTAGTTAAGAATTTAGCTAGTTGTGTAGTGCTAGTATTATAATCTAAATCGTACTCTACGAAAGAAGTAAAAGGCATCTGTCCGTTAAAGGCATATCTAGTTGTATCATTGTAGCTGGTTCCTCCGATAGTTTCTACCATTCGTACTTGATAGCTAACATAATAGCTTTGGTTATTTAAGGCTTTCCATAATACATTATCAAAGTGTATCTGGTCGTTCTTAACAAACGATTGTAGGAATTGCTTTACATCGCAATAGGCATAACCTCCAGCATTAACTACTAGCTTTATCCTAGCAATTAGCGTTGTACTTATGCTAACATTATAAACCTCAAGATATACATTACTTATTGCACTATTCGTCTGTGCATAGTAAATCATATCATTGTTTATCGGTGTCCACTCTTGTGGTTTTTGTATATAGGTTATAGCCATTATCTTCCTTGCCCTCTGTATTTTTTAGTGTCTTCTCCTTTTAATTTACGCTTTCTTGCTTTACCGCATTTACGTTTTCCAAATGTTTGTTTTACCTTTATAGCGGTTTGCTTCTTTGCCATTATAATCTACCAGTTTTTTTTAACTCAATATAAAATTCGTGTGTGTTCTTTAAGTACTCTTTGTGTTGTTTTTTATCCCCAAACTCCATATGATGCTCTCTGCATAAAGCCATAAGATTATCTATGGTATCTAGTGCTTTTGTTCCGCCCATTCCTCTGGCTTCTATATGATGTATATCTTTAGCACCACCGCCACATACCTCGCAAGGTATAAAGTCGCTTTCATCGTACCCAAAATACTTCATATATAATTTTGTATGTTTCTTCATTACGATATTGCTATATCTAAAAAGTCATTACCTAGTTCATTTGCTATTGCCTCTGTCATCTCTTCGGTATATTTATTGATTGCATTTGTAAAGAAGTATGTAGGTTTAATACCTTTTCTACCAATACTAGATGCCATTCTTATTGCAGTAGCTTCTAGCAAAGACATTTTGCTATTTCCTAACTTTACTCGTTTCTTGCTTTGGCTTATTAACGTACCCTCTCTTTTATATCCCTTTTTAGTTGTGCCTTTATCGTCTAATCTTAACTGCTTATCAATAATCCATTGCCGTATCTTTCCTATTGGCGGTCGCTTACTATTTGGCTTTCTACCTAAATCTACATTCTCGTAATAATCTAACAACTCTATTTGAATAGAATAACCACCATTTATGTATTCTACTGGTGTAACAGATATACTTGCATTTAGTTGTCCAGTAGCATTTTTATCTTTACCATATATAGGACTTACATCATTTAAGTTTCTTTGTGCTTCTAACTGAATTAGAGTAGCATACTTTTTTAGTAATCCCTCAACACCAGTAAACTTTACCTTGCCACCAGTTATATCTCTGGAAGAAACGTAACCAGCACTACTGCTACCTATATTCTCAAATCCCGTTGCCATTCTTCTTTTTTATGTTTTCTATCTGCTCTTTTATATTCTTGTCTTTATCCTTTAAATAGGATAATCCATTTAGTGCTTGTATAATAGGTAAATCCCAAACTTCGTTTAGTGTTATACCCTCATAATCTCTTAATAGTTCTGCTTGGTGAAACCAACCCCATCGCTCTCCAAAAGTTTGAACGCTCTTCTTATCTCTTGCTTCGTCATCGCCTTGCTCTTCATCACTTCCTTGACCGAAGAGAGTGCGGTAACCTTTGTTAAATCTTTTATAACATTCCAAAAAAAAATCGCTGTATGATAACAATCAGCAAAGTTCATCTTTAAGAACTCCTTACTTAATTCCTCATAATCATCTCCATACTTTCCTACTGGTTTCTTTCTACCCCAGAAATCCTTCTTAACTCTTGTGCATAGAGATGCCATAATGTTATGTAGGTTGCTAACTAAAGCGTGTTCTCCAGTAAGAAAAGTAGTCAAATCAACATACCTTCCTAGATGATATCTAGACACATCTAAATTAAGTAGATACTCTTTACCTCCTACTTTAATATATTCTTCAACCTTGCCCTCCATTTTGCCCTCATATAGGAAATTAAGTGTACGCTTTAACTCCTTGTATTTGGAAACTGGTAATGCGTTTACATAATCCTCTTCAAGTTTATTTACGATGCAAACAACTACTATAATTCCGTAAATGTGCTGATACTCTTCAATCGTGATGTTACTCCAATCTCTCATACTATTAAATATAATTACATAAAAAAAGGAACACACCTTTCGATGTGCTCCCCTAACCAACCATAACTAAAACCTTGTATTCCTTATAAACTTTTTCCAGTCGCTAGATATTGTAATATCTCCGCCGTCATCTATATAATCCATTAGGTACTGCTTAAATGATTCTGGATTCTTCTTTGCTATTTCCTTGATAGCAACTACTTGTCTGTTTCTCATATTATCGAAAAACTCGTAAGCCATTTCCTTATTCGTCTTCATCGTGTTCCTCGTTTTCTGCTTCTCTGTATGTTTCATAGAATGTTTCTTTACCATTGCTAAAATTGGTTACGATATATTCTACATTTTCTCCTAACATCGATGCTATCTGTATTCCGTTTTCTAGTGCGATGTAGACATATCCGCTATTAGGATTAAAGCCTACCTCCATTATATCTTCTCTAGAACAATTATTTGCGTATGCCTCAAAGCATTTAGATAATCCCATTGCCTCGCAATGTGCGATTGAATCTCCGAATCCGTTTAGTGTTAATTCCGTTTTCATATTTAGAAGCTAAAATCGTAATATTGTTTCTTTACCCCGAAGATGATATTTAGTTTGCCTCCAGTATTTTCGTACCTCCAGCTATTGTATTTAAATACTATCCATTCTGGTGCGCCAGTTAATTCATCGTATGCGTATTCTTGCTGGTCGCTCATTCCTAAATTATCTGTACGCTTTACCTTGTACGCTTGTATTAAAACTCGTCTTCTATCTGCCGATACGTTTAGCACCTCGTATGCATCTCTGTCCGACCAATAGAGTATTGTAGCACCCTTTCCAACTTCTGGAAGTGATTGTGTGTTTCCCATTAGGTAGTTAAAGAAGCTACCAGTTTCCGTTCCCAATTTTACTGATTTAGTTTTCATCTTTACTTTGATTTGAATTTGTTAGTAGTTGTTGGTTTAGTTTCTGTTAGTGTTTCTAGCTTATAATGTTTAGCTAGATTGTTGTATAGCTTTACTGCTATTTGGTTTTGAGTTAGTGATTTATTTTTCATCTTGTAGGTCTTTTTGGTTTTCAATTTCTTTGTGTAGTAAATAGAGTGCGTGGTCGATTGTACGTTCTAGATACCCTACTATCATTGCTGGATTTCTCTCTTGACTATTCCAGTTTCTGTCTGAATAATCTAGTCCGTCTGATAGAGTTTGCACTACTCTTTCTAGTGCCTCTGTGTTGCTGGTGTTGATTTTAACGCTGTACATTTTTAGTTGGTTTTAGTTAGTATTTCGTTATTATCTTTAAAAGTACGACATCGTTTTTATATCTGCAAGAAAAATCGTAATTATTTTTTTAAAAAGTTTTCAACATCTTTGCGGAAGATATGTTGATAAACCCAACTAGCTTTGTAACTATATTCCTATTCTCGAAATTGTAGGTCTGTTGTAGCTTCTGCTCTTGCCACTCTGGTTCTGGAATGGACTTTATATCAAACGAGTAAATACCTTTCGGTGTGTAGACGATATAGCGTACGTTCGGCTTTGTCATTAGCCATTCCCATTTATAGCGTTCAATCATTAAATCATCGTAATGCTTAAACCTAGTTTTAATCTCTATGTTTAAATTGTACTCTGGACTAAAAGCATCTGTGTGTGCGAATTGAGTTGTCGGCAATAAATCTGGTAGGTAGTTTAGCTTTAGCCAGTTGAATATTTCTTGTTCTGACATAGTTTTTGTTTTCAAGATACGAAAACATTTTATTTATATCAAGTGATATTGACCAAAAGTTTTACTCTTTAAATATATCTTGTTAGCTAATGCAAGAGCACATACGCAATCATCGTGGAATCCACTAGGCGCACCATACTTAACACCGAAGCTAGAGTATTGATATTCGAATATACATAGTTCATCTACAATAACTCCTTCTGGATATTTGATTTGCCCTTGTTGAATAGAAGATACCAGACCCTCCATAAGTTGTTGTTTGCTTTGAGATGTGAATTTGAATCCCTCTATTAAAGGGTCTTCTCTCTGTAACTCCTCTACAATCGGGTCGCCTACTCCAGTAGCATCTATTAGTTTAGGTACGTTCTTTAATGCCCTTATTTTGGTTTTCGTTGAAGCCCAATCAGATTGAAACCTATCGAAATGACAAACGTTGCCGTTATTGTCAAACCCAAGTATAGCAGTATAATCGTAAGATTTAGCAAGGTCAATGCCGTAACAAATAGGGTCGTTGTTGGATAAAGGCGAAATGTTTTGGTGTACAAAGTCAATGCCAAAGGGATTACCCGCATTCTCCATAGGATTTGCGAGATACTCTTGCTCAAAGACTGCTTTAGGTAAAGAATTCGATGCATCGTCTATTTCTGATTTAAGTATATGTGGATTATCGTATGTTGTATATTTAAAACTTTCCCAATCGGTATCTCCGCCTTTCATCCACAAGCTATAAAAGTAGTTCTTGCCTTTCGGTGTAGATAGGAATATGGCAGTACCTTGATAATCGGTAAGCGTTGGTCGAATAGAGTTTAGCCAACCCTTCTCCAAATCTGGAATAAAGGAAGCCTCATCTATAATAACTCTGTGAAATTTTAAACCACGAAAGCTATCTAGTCTTACTCCAGTAAAGAATCGTATCTTACCGCCAGTAACAAACTCGATTATGAGGGAAGAACTATTTGTCTTATAGCTTCCCTCTGGTAGCATAGCAATCAACTCTTGAAAGAAGACCTTTGCTAGTAGGAACGTTGGTGTAACGTATGCGACACTCTTTCCTTTTAAGCAGTCCTCAATAGCTATGATTTGAGATACTAGCGACTTGCCCCATCTACGACCGCACATTAGAGTAATAAACCTACTCTCTGATTGCAGTACAGATAGCTGGGTTCTATGTGGTTTCGGTAATATTATTTCCATTGTCGTATGGCTCGAATCTAACTACAATCTTGTTGTCGCTATTAATATCTATATCTTGCTTTTCGGTAGGTCTGCCATATACCCTCGTTAAAAGCGTTTCCATACTATAAAGGCTACCCTTGTCTATGCTCTTCTTCATAGCATTAGCAATCGTCTTCTCTAGTATGGTACTTTCATCATTTAAGAATACCTCTTTTAACTCTTCCGTTGTCATAGCCATCATACATTGTATGGTGTCGTTTATCTCCGAAAGTTTATATCCGCTATCCTTTAAAAGCGTAACGTATTTTCTGGGTCTTCCATTTCTATTTATACGTTCTGGATTCGTATGGAATCCTTGACCCTCTAGGTTCTTTGGATTTGCCATCGTACTTATTTCGTTGTTTTCTGTTCTTCTTCTAAACGATACTTAATCATCTGTTTAGTTTCCCACGCTTTCTTGTATTCTACGTTCTCAAACAATTTAGAGAAACCAGTAATGTGTTTTAGCTTTAATAACTCTTCTGGTTGCATACCTAACTCATTACATATCTCATTATCTTTCCAGCCATTCTCTAACATCTTGAAAACCATATTAGACATACCCGATACAGAGTGGGAACCTCTTGCTCTATTATGTCGAACCGTACTCGCCATTCTATCGTTAATATCTTTTTGGATAACCACAATAGGTAACCTACCTTGATTACGATTTAATATATCTGGATTGTTCTTACAAGTAAAGTTGTATAACAATCCCATTTCGATGTTAGCTACCGAATTAGGGTTGTAATCGTTTGGTGTTACCTTGTTAATATCTACCCATCTGATTCTATCTACTGGCTGTGATTTTAATGGCGATAGTTCGTGTAGCGTTTCTCTAATCAATTCAATTAGATTTATATCGCAATTTACTTTCTGTACTTCGTCTTTAATTTTTTGTAATAACTGCATTTTTCTTTATTTTATATTCTGGTAAATACTTATTATATACGAAAGTCCATTTATTAATAATACCTTTCTTGTACTTCTTGTATGTGTTTACGTTTGCATTGATAAGCCAATTCTTTAGCTTTGTGAAATCCCAATCGCTGGACAAGATAGTATTAATTAATATCCTATGCAAGTCTTGTAGTATTTCTACTCCGTCCCATAACTCTTCGTACTTCGCAATAACCTTTTCTATGCTCTTTCTATTCTTTTCTTCTTGTACGATATACTTATTTAGATGTAGGGTATATTCTTTCCAGCTATCAAACATAGGTGGCAGTTCTTTAGGGCAAGTGAACGCTTCTTTGTTTAAGTGCTTTATAGTGTTTGCACCCTCGATACGTTTAGATACTTTCTCCCAAGTCTTTGGCTCTATCTCTTGAATAAGTAATAGCGACTGAATAGCCGTTTCGTGATGTACATTTGAAATACGCATATCGGATAGCTTAACTCCGAATCGGTACATCTCATTATAAATGTTATTGTAACTCCAGTTATTATCGTGAATAGCTTTCCAGACATCTGAATAACTCCAGTCGTATAATGGATAAAATGTATAATGGTCTAACTCTCTATTTAGTATTTTACCCCAAGTGATATGCTTGTAGGTTCTGTCTTCCGTAAGTGTTACGGCACGTTTAGGACTTTCTTCGCAACGTACTCCAGCTAGATAGCAACTTCTTTTATCCTTAAAGTGGTATTTAAATATCTTCTCGAATAAATCGTGGAATCTAATTGTTCCATAGTTATTCTCTTTAATAGATAGTGGATGCTTTGCGTGAATCCATTCATCGTCTTTACCCTCTTCCCAACAATGAGAATACCTATCATAAGATGAAGCATTATTAGTAATAACCATTGGCATTTGAAACCACATTGGTTTTACTCTTGGGTCTTCCATAACCTCTGTAACATAGTCAAGTGTTCCTTGCCATTCCGCCTCTTGGTCAATCCATAATACTTGTAGTGGTAACCTACCTTTCTCTTCAGCAACTTGTAATGCTAGATTTAAAGTACAAGTGCTATCCTTACCACCGCTAAATCCTACAACTACGTTCTCGAAGTCATCAAACAAATCTCTTATTCTGTCTAATGCTTCATCGTAAACATTTTTATTCTTATAGATTTTCATAAACTATTTTTGTTATTCCGTTTTTATAAACCATTTTGGCTACACCTCCCATAGATAAATGCACATTCCTTGACATAGGTGTGCAATTAGCTTCTGCGTGTTGAATCCCTTTTAGCTTTAGTATCATTATCCTTTCCTTTAGCATATACTTCAGCAGACCTCGTCTTCTAAATTGAGGGAATACATACTCGCATTTGAATGTGGCTTTATTTCCAGAATACAATAA